CCCCGCCCCCCCACCGATGCCAATTACCTCAACAGCAAGGAGGTAACAACGCTGGTGCGTGAGCAGGGATTCCGCTTATGGGGCAGCCGCACATGTAGTGACGATGCTCTCTTTGCCTTTGAGAACTACACCCGCACCGCGCAAGTCATCAGCGACACTATCGCGCAAAACCACCTCTGGGCCATCGACAAACCGCTGACACCGGGACTGGCGAGCGACATCATCGCCGGCATCAATGCCAAGCTGCGCGAATTTACCTCTGCGGGCTATTTGCTCGGCGGTAGCGCCTGGTACGACTCGACGCTTAACAGCAAAGACACCCTCAAAGAGGGCAAACTCGCCATCAGCTACGACTACACGCCGGTGCCGCCGCTCGAAAACCTCAACCTGCGCCAGCACATCACCGACATTTACCTCATCGACTTCGCGCGCAGGATCGAAGCCGCTCAACCGTAAGGAGCCGACATGCTACCCAAGATTATTAAAGACGCCATCCTCACTGTCGAAGGGCGTGGTTATGCAGGAATCATCGACAACATCGAGTGGCCGAAAATCACCCGCAAGACCGACGAATATCGCGCCGGCGGCATGTTCGGGCCGGTGGACATCGACCTCGGCCAGGAAAAAATGGAGCTGACTTTTGAGGCCAGCGAACAGACCGCAGAAATGATCGCCCTCTACGGCACCTGCGGCCTTGCCGGGGTGAAATTCCGCATCAACGCTTCGGCAGAATCCGAAATGGATTGCAGCGGCCACGGCATCGAAGCGGTGATGACTGGCCGCCTGAAAGAAATCGACCTTGGCACGAGCAAGCCGGGCGAGCTGCAAAAGACCAAATACACCGCAAGCCTCGCCACGTTTAAGTACAGCATCGATGGCCGCGTGCTCTTCGACATCGACTATCCCCACAACATCTGCATCATCAACGGCACGGACATGCTCGAAAAACGTCGTGCCAATCTAAAAATGTAATTAGGAGACACCCATGAAAGACAACACCCTGACCCTCAGCAAAGCCGTCACTCGCGACGGCAAACCCGTCACCGCCATCACCCTGCGCGAACCGAGCGCCGGCGAGCTGCGCGGCATCAAGCTGTTCGACCTGGTCCAGGGCGACACCGGTGCGCTGATTGACCTGCTGCCGCGCATCAGCACGCCCACCCTGACCAAACAGGAAGTCCTCAGCCTCAGTCTGCGTGACTCGATGCTTGCCCTCAACCTGGTCGCCACCATGATCACGGGCGAGGCTGCCGATGATGCCGAGGGAAAGCTATCCCCGTAAGCGTCGAAGAAGCATGGGCAGACATCAATATCGTTTTTGGTGGCGGTTGGCCGCCGAGCGAAATGGATCGCATGAGCCTCAGCGAGCTGTTGCGCTGGCACGGTATCGCCCGCGAACGCAATGCACGCGAGCAGGCCGCCATCGACAATGCCCGGCGCTAGATGTCGGGCACGAAAAAGCCGCCCGAAAAGGGCGGCGTGTAAAGAAGATTACAGTGGAAGATGTCGCGATAACGGATGGCGTCCGGATGCTTTTTGTGCAGCGTCCATGCGCTCTTTTTCCAAGCGGCTTTCGGTTTCAATCCGGCGGCGATCCCGTTTTGCCTGCCAGGCCCAGAAAACGTCAGTCAACCATAGATAAAGCGGTTCAAAAAGCACTTCGTTGAGGAAGGAAAAGAAGACGCCGATGACGCCCAACACCGTGAGAATTACCACGATCCAAAGCAGTACCCATAATTCCATGACACGCTCCTTTTCTCTTGTGATAACCGCATTGTAGCAGAACAAACCAAGGAAATCTTATGGCCGAACTCAATTTACAGGTGCGCCTGCGTGCCTTTGACCAAATGAGTCGCACCTTTGCCAACGTGGGGCGTGCCGGGCAGCGGCTGCTACGGCAATTTGACCAAAACCGCAACACGCTGCATCGCTTTGATGCCCAGTTGCGTGATATTGGCGCCTACCGCCGCCAGCAGCAGGCTATCCGGCAAAACAGCCAGGATCTGACGCAAATGCGGCAACGAGTGCAAACCCTGCACCAGCAGCTGCGCAACGGCGCGGCAATGGGGCAGAGTACCGCCGCCATGCGCCGCCTGCGCGACGAGTACAACCGCGCCCGGCAGTCGGTCCACCAGTTGGAGCAAACGCGCAGCCGTGAGCAGCAGCGCCTTGCCCAGCTCAGTCAGCGCTTGCGCGCGGCAGGCATTGATACACGCAACCTTGCGTCGGCAGAAGCACGCCTGCGTCGCGAGGCCGGACAGACCAACGACGCGCTCAACCGACAAGCCGACCGGCTACGCCGGTTGGCCGAGAGACAGCGTCAGGCGGAGGCGCGCCTCGCCCGTCGTGATGCCGGGCTGGCGGTTCCGGCCAGCGCCTCAATGGCCGGCTATGTCGGCATCAATGCTGCGCAGCGCGGCGCACACCTGCTCAGTGCGCCGGTGCGTGAATATATGGGGCAAGAGCAGGCGTCGACCGACCTCAAGGTGACGATGATGCGCGCCGACGGCACATTTGGCGCTTTTGAAGAAATCAACAAGCAGGCGAAGCAGCTCGGCAACGTATTGCCCGGCACCACCCAGGACTTCATCAACCTCGCCAAATCGCTGAAAGAACAGGGGGTCAAAGACGAAGTACTCACCAGCGGCGGCCTGAAAGCAGCGGCAGAGCTGGCGGTGCTGATGAACATGGGGCAAGAGGAAGGCGGTACTTTCACTGCGCGGATGATTGAAGCGCACGGCCTCAATCCCGACGACCTGAACAAGGCCGCCGACATGACCCAGCGCGCCTACTTTGCATTCGGCCTGAAAAAAGAGGACATGGCCGAGGCGATGAAATACTACGCCCCTAACGTCAACTCGCTTGGACTGACCGGCGAGGCCAACTACCGCAAATTGCTCGCCATCCAAGGCATGGCGGCACGCCAGGGCCTGGAAGGCTCGATGTTCGGCACCAACTTCTCGATGATGCTGTCCAAACTCGGCGAAGGGCCGAAGGCGCTGGAAATGGCGAAGAAGGGCATGAAGGGGGAAGCACGCGATGTCCTGAAAAAAGCCGGGGTCAAATTCAATTTCTACAACAAAGACGGCACCCTGAAAGACATCGAGAGCATCGTCAAGGAACTGGAGAAATTTGACGTTGTCCGCAAGAAACTGGGCGATGAAGAAGCGCTGCTGGCGATGCGGCAGATGTTCGGCGAACAGGGCGGACGTGTCGCCAAAATCCTCGCGCAGCAGGGGGTGGAAGGGCTGACTCAGGCGCTGGCCGATATGGACGAGCAGGCCGACAAAACCATGCGCATTACCGAAAAGACCTCGACTTTGTCTGCCGCCTTTGAGCAGCTTGAGGGGGTTGCCACCCTGCTCTCCGGTACCATCGGAGAAACCCTGCGCGACAGCCTGTTGTGGCTGAGTACCAACCTGCAAGACTTCATCGAGAACACGCTGCAGCCCTTCGTCAATAACAACAAAGAGCTAGTGAAATGGATCATGGTTGGCGCCGCCGGGCTGATTGCCCTAGCGGCAGTTGGCGGTACGCTGCTGCTGGTGTTTGCCGGCCTGAATGCGATGTGGGTCATGGGCCGATTCGCCATAGGCGGCTTGTTGGCAAACCTCGGTTTACTCGGTCGTCTATTCACGAGTTTTGCCGGTTTTGCTGCGGTAGCCGGCAAAGCGGCACTATCGGGACTGGCAACGGCCATCATGTGGCTAGGACGTGCCTTTCTCATTGCCGGACGCTTTATGCTGGCCAACCCCATTGTCCTCGTCATTGCCGCTGTCGTTGCCGCCGGCTGGTGGCTCTATAAAAACTGGGGCAACGTGATCGGCTTCCTGAAAGACCGCTGGGCGGCGCTGAAAAACTGGTGGCTGACCAATCCCGTTTCCTCGGCCATCATCGGCGCCTTCTCTGCCGCAATCGAATTCTGCGTCAATCTGCCGGGGCGGCTGTGGGATTTGCTCACCGGCGCCGGCACCCGCGCCATCGAAGCCATCCGCAACTGGTCGGTGCTGCAGGCCATCATGGACATTTTCGGCCCCGCGATTGACTGGGCCACCAATAAAATCAACTGGCTCATCGACAAAATCAAGGGGGCATGGGATTCCCTGAAAGGGCTGGTCGGCGCGGCGGAAGAAGGCAGCATCCTCGAAAACAAGCAAGTCGCAGCGCAAGTGGAAGGAACGCGGCCGCAACGGGGAGCCTTGGCGGCAGCACAAGCAGCCAAACAACGCGCTGAGATGCACACAAACGCCATGCGTAACGCCGGTGTCCTCGGCAGTAGCGGTGTGCCCAGGCCACCTGTGGCCAAACCATTATCTCCCGTCACTCGTGGCCAGCCGTTATCCAGCAATTACGCTCCGACGGTCAACGTCAACATCAACGCCCAGGGGATGGACAGCAAGGAACTGGCGGCGAACGTCAAGAAAGAGGTCGGCAGCGCCCTGGCCGCCGAACGCCGCAAACAGGCGGCGGGTATGCGCAGTGCAATGTACGACGCAGCCCCGGCTTGATAGGAGGAAACCATGCTGATGTGTTACGGGCTTTTTGTTTTCAGCGTCCACACCGCCCCTTTTGACAGTGTGCAACGCAGCACGGAGTGGCGCTGGCCATCCAACAATCGCACCGGAGGCGAACCCGCCTATCAGTTTGTCGGGCGTGGCGAAGACCAAATCACCCTGAATGGAGTGCTGATGCCTGCCTACACCGGCGGGCCATCCAGCCTCAACATGCTGCGCGAAATGGCCGAGCG